GGCAAACAACTATTGAAAGATGGTATAGGATTGCCAGCATTTATAGCTGTCGCCGGTAGTGGCGGGCACGCCGGCAAAGGATTGAAGCGAATATATTCAGCAAAACGTGGTTGTGCTGATAATGTCGCTTCCTGTAACCGGGATATACGCACTGACTCAGGAACAAATACTGCTGGTAGATAATTATTTGAGTTTGTTACACTCTCCATCTGTAATTGTAAATTCGAACTTGTTATAGTATCTATTTTTCCTTGTAAATATGCCCCTTGATTCACAGGTGAACCATATACCCTCAGAGGTGGGCAGCATATACTGTTAGCACGCTGTAGACCTTCTGTAATAGCACATCTCCGGGCTGAATCCATTAATAGGCTTATTCTTCCACTCTCAGTATTTCCACCACCACTAGAGCCAATTAGCATCTCTCCTTATTTCAGATGGAGGCTTTTCGTAAGACCTTGCTTGCCGTAATTGTGGGTTTAATAATAATACTAAGTTTTGCATTATATGCTATTGAATCTCGTACAACGTGTCCTATAAGCGAGGGATTTCTATCATTTTCAGTGCCACGTGATATTCCGATAGAGTATCGCGATGATGTTACAGAATTTACAGATGATTATATCAATCTTGGTAACAAAGTATGTCCTCTTCAAAATGTTGTTATCGATGGTATTGCGAAGACATTAGCAGGACCAGAAGGTAAACCAAATATTGCGGCGGCTCAAGTAAAAGCAAAAGCAATGGCAAATGGTCAATTATTTGATTGTGTTCTTTTTGAGAAACAGAAGAAATTGTTTGAGAAAAATGATCCGACAATTAAAGAATTATATATTTTTTTTGATGATATTCCAGATAATATAGCAGATAAACTTTTCAGTAGCGCAATATTTAGTTATTTACAATTAAATAATACATATGAACAAGTAAAAAGTTCTATATCTGCAGCAACAGCCCCTGAGCCAAATCCGACACCTAATCCTGTAGCATCCCCTGCAAAAGAAGGATTTGCGGATGTAGCAACATCAAAACCAACTCTACCAGAACGCTGTAAATCACAAGAATTATGTCCAGAAGAAATGTCGAAAGAAATTGTTGGTCGTCTAGGAAAACTCAAAGAAAATATTAAAATTTTAGTTGAAAGAACAGAAAAGCCTAGTTTTCAATCTTTAGTAAATGAAACAATAGAAATTAAAAAGAAGCTTGATGATATTAAAAAGAAGGCAGAGTCGGGTCAACTGCTCCCTTCTCCTTCTCCTTCTTCTCCACCACCTTCCGCGTAAGACGACGCAGTTTTCCTCGAAGTTTTTTTGCGCGAAGTAACGATCCCTTTGTATCCTGATGACCCGAACATTCAATTGAAAAAAGAGGGAACCTTGTCTGAACTGCCCCATTTCGTATCTTTATAGAAAGATCAACTAGATTTTGTGCTACACAATGTATTGATGTTTCAGATATAGATGGGAAGTCGCGAATAAGACTTAATTGATAAAAAAGACGAATAACAGTATCGAGAGATGCTACTAACAATTCATTCTGACTGCTATTGCTACCAATCTCTAAGGAAACTCTATTATATGAATAACATGCACCTTCTTCTACTATAATCGCCGCCATTGTCTTTCCCTTATAGATAACAACGCATGCAGGCACAATATCTCCATGTGCTTCATATAGCTCAGTTTTAAAATCGCGACCTATAAGAGAACTTATATGAATAACGTCATTCTCAATTGTAGGGCTATAAAATATAATTGGCACATTTGTATCTTCTAGAAGCCATGAGTAGTTCTTTTGCTTTCTCTTATAAACTTTATCTATATTCGCCCCAGCAAGAATACGCTTATTATTTACAATAAATTCAAAAATTTCCTTATATGTAGTCTTTGGAATCAGCGCCTGCGGTTTATGTTCCTGGTCACTACATGTTTCAAGTTGAACTGCCTCATTTAATAGTACAAGGCGCGTATATACTTTTTCCCAACGGTCAATCTCACCTTCAGGTTGTGAAAGTTCCTTGTACATATTAGACCGAAGAAAATTTGCATCAGCATAATGAATACCATTTATATTTTTTGAACGTTTATATATTACACTATAAATATCAGCATCCATCGAAGTTAAATCAAGAATATCATTATAGGCAATAGATACTTTGACTGTACCTTCATGGAGTCCTTCGCGATGTGCTATTTCAGGAAATCCTGCTTTTCGAAGCATTGTTAGAATACTTCGCAGATCCTTTTCAGGATTCGGAGTATATACATCATAATCTGGTATAGATTTAGCAGCATCATAGAATTTTAAGGCACTTGGTAGATGAGCATTGATTGCTTGACCGCCATATGCAACACGTCCTGTTTTCTTTAGAAAGCCCTCCACAATTTTAATGGCCGCCCTTATAAGTGGATTTTTAGCAAGAGCTAGGTCGCGGCGGTCTTCAGCACTATCTACTTGGTTCTGAAGAACTTCTAATGCATTCTTTGTAGAGGCTCTCTCTAGAACAGGAGAGATTATTCTCCGTAAACGCCCTTCCTCCATCTCTATCTATTCAGCAACTCTATAATTTAGGTGAAACAACAACACCATGATTTGCATTCAGTTGAGTATTTGGCACTGTTGGAATTATTGGCTTGGGCTTCACAAACCGCAAAGTAAGATCTTTTGGCGTCCATGTAGCCTTTGCATTCTGCGAAGCAAGAATATCAAGTGGCAATGGTATACTATGAATACCATATGTTTTATAGAGTATATCTGATACTTTATCTGTGGGGACGAATGTTGGATCTTTCTTCATGATAATAGTAAAAGTGTTACGAGTTATATTTATAGCGGATGCTACCTTATCAGGTGGCGTAAGAAGGAAATAGGAATCAGAAACTATCTGTACCTTTGGAGCACCAGTTGCCGATTCAGTTATACCGAGATTGGCTCCACCACCCCCGCCCTCCGCTTTATAAATGCGGGCATGAACAAAGAAGTCAAGATCTTCTTTTGGAGTAAATGTACGTTTAACACCAAGTCGAGCGGGATCTCGAAATCCGCTTGTATCCGCATTACAGAGAACAACAATTTTCCCCTTATAGAAGTTAGGAGCGAAACTAAATAGTTCATTCTCCTTCTTCTGGCGAGTGAAATCACCTACACTTGTAAGGCCAATATGTTGAGGAATAAGTGATTCAAGAGCTCTTGCAATCTGTGATAAGAATGACAAATAGGCTTCAGGCATCTTCGTTTTATCAGGTGCGTCATGTATATAAAGAGCTAAAACAATAGGATCATCTGTCTTATTAACAAGACTTTCACATACTTTCTGAATACTTCCATCATTTAGACTACGCTTATATCCCATAGAGTCTCGTGCAACCAACGCTGGTCGCCCATCTGAACCACGACTAATTTCTAGTACAAAGAGCCGCGCGCCAGCAGCAAGACCTAATCGAACAGCATCTGCCTCAGCAAAAGCACCATCCTGTAAGGGGTCCAGATAGCCGGCAAGACGGCAACTAATAGGCTGATAATTTATTAGAAGCGCCTGATCTTCGGGAAGAGGCATTTCATAAATACTCTTTTTCTTACCGGCGGTCGGTTCAATAGCAGCATTAAGAAGAGCAACACGATCGCGAATTACCTTCTTGACCGTAGAAGGTGATGCTATTTTTGCAGCATATCTAGATATAATCATTATAAGAAAAACTGTAATTAAAATGACTAGTACTATACCAATATAAAACAGTATTTTATTTGATGGTCTTGGCACCGATAGTGTTGCTAACATACGTGGCAGCATCTATCTCTATTTATACTGTTTATTAACACTAGAGTTAGCGGTACATTACGCTATCTATCGCTTTATCATAGATTGCAAGTTGCTCTTCTATCTTATCTTTCTTCTTATCTTTATCAGTTCTTTCTTTCGTAATTTTCGCCTTCGCTTTTTTCGCTTCTTTAATTATATCAGTTGTCGGCATTTCATATGTGAGTACTTCTCTAAAAAAATTTTCCACATGCGCAATTCCCTTCCGAAGTACAACAGGGTCTTTCACTAGGGCAGCAGCAGCAGGGATCTTCCAACGAGGAACTTCACAGAGAAGTTGAAACATAAGACAAAGTAAATCAAGACGTCGGCGAGAAGTTAGAATATTCTTGTAAGGGAATCGGTATAAGTCAAAAATAGCCAAGAACTCTTCATTCATTCGCATCTTACCTCGCCCCGCAAGGTCTTTATAGGTCTCTGCCGCCAGATTTGCGAGAAAGAAGCCGACAGTTGTTCGCTGTTTGTCAGGCCAGCCAGGAGTACCTCTGCTAAGATTTGTAAGACCAAAACCTGAATTATTCTTTCGCATAGAGGTATCGGTATCAATAAGCCAACGCATCCAGAAAAGTGCTTTCTCTGTTGCTCCTTCCTCTATTGCCTTTACTATCTCATTGGCAACTACACCCATACAGGGTGCGTCAGATTCCTGGCGATATACCCGCTGAGTGCTTATAAAGTTTGTATTAGTTGAACGTGCTTCCGCAAGCCACTGTTCATTAAAACAAGATGAATGAATTTTTGGGAGAGCTACCTTTGTACGTCGGATACAATCTTTTAGTATTAGAACAATTTCTCCGATCTTCATTTGAAATTCGTAATTACTGTATAAAGTCTCGGTATCATGTGTTGTAGCCAATGTATTTAATTCTTCAAATCGTTTTTTGAGATAGAAGAATATGCGTGGGGCGCCACATCCGATGTGATCTACTGCGTATTCCATACAATGCCGCATCCACACCTGTAAGGCACCTGAACAGACTATATCTGCTGAGTAATGAATACAGCGACCAGCAGCAAGTGGCCCAGTTTCACCTAGAGTTATTTGAAATGCGCGAATAACCTCTCCTACTTCATAGCCACTTCGTGTGCGAACTTTATTCTGTGAATCATCAGCATCCTGTGGGTCTTCTTCGTATTCGCTTGGGCTGCTGTTATTGCTATTGTTGCTGTTGTTGCTGTTGCCGCGATACATCTATTTGCGATTGCGACGTGTTTTTCTAGATGAGGGACGCGTAAGTTCCATAGGCTTTCCTGTTCCAGAGTATCGTGGCCCCAGCACATATTTTCCGGATGAGCGTGGAATCATACCTTTTGCTTTTAGAGATGATCGTGCTGTAAAACCAATAGAGTTGCCGCGTTTATAGCGTCGGAGTGTTAGACGATTCTTGGCTGTTGGCTTATAACCGCCATTATAAGGTCGCAACCCATCACAGCCGCAACTACCTCCTAACATTTCTAAACTACCCTTAGAGAATGGGGTCGCAGAAGCAAACAAGACGCCTAAGTCGGCAACCAAAATACTTCCCCAAAAAATATTTTCGAGGTCTCAGCCACCGCAATAAAACAATTCGCAAGAAAGAGATAAAGAAATTTGGATCTCTCCACTGGCGCGATCCAGCAGCCTATAAGGGATTTGTAACAGATAAAAAAGTGAAATCAAAACCATCAGGATATACAACAAAATGGTATACACTTTTTCCGGAAGCAAAGAGTCTCGAAGATAAGGCAAAAGCGACAGGAGTTCCTTTGAAGTATATTAAAGAAGTATATAATCGGGGAATGGCAGCTTGGAGGACAGGGCATCGTCCAGGCGCAACAGAACAGCAATGGGGATATGCGCGAGTTCACTCATTCCTTCTGAAGGGAAAGACATATTATACGACTGATTCGGATATAGCACGAGACGCCAAGGCTGCGTCCTCTCCTGCTAAAAAGTATTTTGCATCTTTTTAGAATTACATGAACACAGGAGCAACAACAGGACAGCGAAAAATAGCGTATATTACTGCGATCTTTGGAACATATGAAAAATCAGCCAAAGAGTATATTGAGCAAACTCTTCTATCTGATTTTATATGTTTCACTGATAATCCAAATCTAATTGCGAATAACTGGATTATTGATATGAATCCTTATCATTATACACATCCATCACCTATTGATCAAGGATCTGATGCCGCACAAGTAAACTCCCTTACAAGAAATAAACACACATTCAATATTGCTAAGTATTATAAAGAACAGTGGCATCTTATTCCGAGACTAGCAGCATATGATTATGTTGTTTGGCTTGATGGGACAATGCAGATAAGTAATCCCCTTCTTTCAGAATATATAGTAACAATCCTCTCTAAGGGAGAAAAAGTTATAACATTAGATCATGATTGGCGTAGTGGTTCACTTGCTGCTGAAACAGCAGACTCCTCAACTAATGGAAAATATTGTGTTCATTGGTGGAACGGACAGGAACAACCATATCAAGATGTTATAAGACAATATACTACATATATTCAAGATGGTTATAATGACACTTTATGGCGTGAAGCAAAACCTGAAAGACCTCATTATGGGGTATTTGTAACATGTTTTGTTGCTTGGCCTATGGTTGGACCACATGCTGAAGAAACGAAGCGTTTCTTGAATATATGGTATGAACAAAATCTGTATTTTACAACACAAGATCAGATAGCATTTCCTTTTGTTTGTCAGAAACTTGGAGTACAGCCTTATACATTCCCTGATGAAGTATCAGGCGGTAATCAGTTTCATAATATATTTTTTGAGAAGTTACATCATGGTCTTTAGTTCGCAGCATCATCCTCCTTCTCCGTCTTTGCCTCCTCTAGGCGCTTCACCAGGTCGCCAACACATTCCTCCCACTTATACGAAAGAACCGTTTCGCGAGCAGCCTTTCCGTGCTTCTCACGAAGCTCAGAATCATTTACATACTTCTCCATGCCCACGCAGAGATCGTGGGGGCTCACCGCCGTCGCCTCACCACCAACAGAGGAGTAGGCCATAGGAAGATAGTAGCGAGACGTAGGTGTCACTAGCACGGAGTTATCAGTCGTGCAGAAGTCCTTGAAACCACCTACATCAGGGACTACCTGAGGAATACCGACGCCCATCTGCTCGAAGTTACACAGACCCCAACCCTCACCCTCTGCTGAGTTCACACCCACATCCGCAATATTATAGAATACATTAATGTCCTCATCGCGGAACATCATATCCTGTGAGGAAATCATCAGACGGTTGCCAAACATATCAATAGGTACACCACGCAGCTTTAGCTCACGTGAAAAGATCTCAAAGAGCCACCAGCCACCCTTCTCGCCCTTGTCACAGATACACATGAGAAAGAGAGGCTTAGTGGGATACTTACAGATGAGTTCTACAAAAGCCATAATCAACAGATCGTAACGCTTACGAGGCTGATTGCGGTTTAGATCCATAAAGAGGAAGATATCCTGAGGAAGACCTAGCATCTTACGAGCCTCCTCCTTCTTCATTGGGGTGAACATATCCTTATCAAACCCATGGCGAATAATATCCATTGGGCGATTAACACCCTGATCCTTGAGGCACTTGCGCCAGAACTTAGAGAAGACAAATACACGCTCAGCATCACGATTAATTACATCGAGATACGCCTGGAGCTGAGTATTATATACCTGGTCTACATACAGCCAGATCTTGAAAGGGTGCGTGATACCCGCCTTACGAATCTCCTCAAGGAACTTCGTTACAACTGTCATATCATTATAGATCATAACAACATCAGGCTTCTTGCGGCGAATTGCGTCGGCTAACTGGGCAAAACCGAACCCCTGCTGAAAGGGCTTCTCTAGAGCAGCAGCATCAATTACATCTACATTTGGAGGATAAGGGCGATACTGGGGAGGAATCTGGGGAAACTTCTGGAAAGCATAGTGAATTACCTGGAGCCAGGGCAACTTCGCAAGCTGGCGAATAATACCGTGCGTTACCTTACTATAACCAGTAAACTGGTGGCAGTGTGTGCCGACAAGCATAAAACGAAGTTTCTTCTGGGTAGTCTGAGGAGTAGGTACACCAAATAGACCCTTACTCACAATAGCCTCTGCTGTATTAGATGTGGGGGCAGGAGCAGGGGTATGAGCAGGGGCGGGAGTAGGAGCAGGAGCAGGAGCAGCGGCAGGGGCAGGGGCAGGAGTAGGAGCAGGGGCAGGGGCAGCGGCAGGAGCGGCAGGGGCAGCGGCAAGGGCAGGGGCAGCGGCAGGAGTATTTGTAGTAGTAGTAACTTCGCTATTAGGAGGCATGAGATTCTTTAGCGACTCCTCAAGACTCTTCAGATAATCTGGAACGCTCATTTATTCTCTAATTTATCTCATGTGTTAGTTCTTTAGGATGTTATATTTTTTTACTTCATTTATAGAGATGGGTCTTACAATAGGACCGAATTATATTACGGAGGAGGGATTTGAAATTTCAAATCTTTATATTTCCCTTACATCTGCGCGTGTATTGCCACTTGTAAATAATAATGTACAACTTACATTTATATTTGACGCATATACATCTAGAGAAAATAAGAGGGCTGGTAAAAATCCAGTCAAATTACCTTATGGAATGAATATTGGTGAAATGGTTATAAATACAGATGATTTTGTACAAAATAATTTCTATATTCAGGCATATGAACTTATTAAACAGAAATTTGGAAATTATGTAGTGAGTGATATATTTGAGCCCGGACAATCAAGTTATATTGATTATAGATTTAATGCTGATGGATATGATTCAAAGGGATACAATCTGCAAGGGTATAATGCTCAAGGATATAATGCTCAAGGGTACAATATCCAAGGTTATAATGTTCAAGGTTATAACTCACAAGGTTACGATTTAGAAGGGTATAATAGTAGTGGCTATAATTCAATTGGTTATAATAGAGAAGGATTTAATAGTTATGGGTATAACTCCGCAGGATATGACATAAATGGTTATGATATATATGGGTTTAATGCGCAAGGATTTAGTATGAATGGTGGTTATGATTACTCTGGTAAATTACCAGACGGTACTCTGGCACCTTTGCCAAGTACAATTATAGTATATAATTCACTCTTTCCTGATGATCCTCAATCATTCGCGATACGCATTGAATCGAATAATTTACAGACACTTATTGATACACTAACAAATAAGATTGTGGAGAAGGAGGCTGCGCCAGAGCCAGAGGCGCAACCAGAGCCAGAGGTACAGCCAGAGCCAGAGCCAGAGGCACAACCACAGCCAGAGGCGCAACCACAACCACAACCACAGCCAGAGTCACAACCACAACCACAGCCAGAGTCACAACCACAACCAGAGGCAGAGGCGCAACCACAACCAGAGGCAGAGGCACAACCACAACCAGAGGCAGAGGCACAACCAGAGGCAGAGTCACAACCAGAGGCACAACCACAACCACAGCCAGAGGCACAACCACAGCCAGAGCCAGAGGCTTAAGTATAGCCTAATACTTTTCTCATCTCCTCCCCTCGCAACTTCTTGGTGTTAATCCATCCATTAAGTATAATTGTTCTATACTTATCAAGGGTATCTAAGTTAGTCAACATATAGCGAATAAAGTTCGCAGCATCTCCCCAAGAATTAATGCTGAGAATTGGTATAGTTTCAGTTATTTTCTTAAAATATAAATCATCACCTGCTTCACGCACATATAATGGAATAGAACCCAATTCAAGGGCTTCATAAAAACGGAAAGTTTCTGAATTCATTCCACCAGGGCAAGGTATAAATTTCGAGTTCAAAAGTTCACCAATATACTCTTCACGTCCTGCTTGCTTTGGATCCTTCCATTCAGAATAATATGTACATGAATGATCCCCTACATCCTTTAAAATATCAACCTTCTCACTGCGCCCATTCCATCCAGTCCCCCGAAAACTCCAAACAAGTTCTCTAAAAGGAAGAGATGGCGTTTGTATTGCTGGATTCCCAATTGGATTACTCGATCTCTTCGCATAACCAAGAGGAATGACAATAACATTTTCACTAAGTCCGTCCCTTACATAATTACGTACAACTCCCTTACAGTGTTTGAATTTGTAGAAAGAGATATCATCAGTAATATATTCATCACTCAAGTGTAAAACATAGAAGTCCTTCCCTTCAGCTTCATATCTCTGAAATAGTCGGATATATAGATCAAGATGTGGTCGCTGGACAAAAAAGATCGGTTTATTTTCTGGAAGAGTCTCACAATTGATATCAATATACTTCACATCATTTGTGACAATTTTCATGGCGTGGCCAAATGAGCGTCCTTCATCTTGATCAAGAAGATCAGTTATCCACTGAAGCTCCATAATCTCTTTTGCACGCGGAGTATGAGGATTAATACAGTAGATAAAGCGGAGGTGTGTCATTCTCTCATCTTTTACAGTATTAACCTCTTGACGAATCTTATTTTGTACAGAAGTAAGTTCTTTCTTAGCAGTCTCTAAGGGTTGACTACCAATAATTTTTGTCTTAGTAAAAGCATCCTCAATTGCCTTCTCAAAAGATGGGTCCTGTACATCAAATGG